ATGCGCCCCCATTGGTTGTGACAGGCTGGCTTGGGCGGGATCATTCATCACCGCCCGAAAGCAGATGCGGCGCGTTCTCAAGAACGTGCGAATAAACGTGGCGCAGGAATTTCAATTCTGCGGGATCAACGCAAATCTTTTCGATAGCGACCAGCTTGAGGCCAGCGTGCGCGGCGATGCGTAGAACGCGCTCTGCGTGTTCGCTGTCTCTGGATATTGTCGAAGGGTTTACTTCGAGAGCCGCAGCGATGTGGACGCCCTGCCCTTGCAGTTTTGCAAGGTAGCTCGAATATGATTTGCGGGCTATTGAGTCGCGGTCGTGATTTGATGTGGTCATGGTTAAGCCACACACAGCGAATAAAAGAGCGCCGAAGCGCAATCACCCAGCCAATCGGAGGGAGTCCGAACTGCCTGCTGGGTGCGAGGGTTCATTAAGCTGCCTTTCGCGCTTTAGGGACGGGGCCGAAAACGTCAGGGCGAATCACCTTGAGGTACATGAGCCGCGCTCTAGGGATTCCCTTGGATTTCCACTCGGAAACCGATGGCGTTTTTACTTGGCAAAGCCTTGCGACTTCGCTTGTCCCGCCGAGGCGATCAATGATTTCTGAATCAGTCATGCCGCCGATATTAGGTGCACCTATTCCATATGTCAAGGCCCGCCTAATCGTTCAAGGCTTAGGATTGCCTAATATGAAAACACTGTCCGAAAGAGTGCTGGCCGCGATGGCTCACGCAAGAATTAACCAAGTGCAGTTAGCCGAGAGGATCGGTAAAGCCGCGCCGTCTGTGAATAATTGGGTCACAGGAAAGACGCAATCACTCAAAGCAGATACGGCAATAGCAGCCGCGCAAGTTATGGGCGTATCGGTTGATTGGCTGGCTAACGGCAAAGGCCAAATGCTAACCAACTCGGATGAGATTCGTGAGTCATTGGCCGAATACCAAGTAGCCCCCGCCCTTCACAAAATTCCGCTGTATTCATCCCGCGCAGCAATGGGAACGGGCTTCGATTTGCAGGATCACGTTGACGTTGTAAAAATGATTGGCGTGAGTCTCGAAGGGCTACGCAAGCAAGCGAGATTCACTAAGCCTAACAACCTGGCCTTTATCACCGGCTTTGGCGATTCGATGCGCCCGACCTATGAGGATGGCGACGTATTGCTGATTGACCGAGGCGTGAACAACTGTGATGTTGACGGCATCTATGCCTTCACCTGGAATCAAAAGTTTTTCATTAAGACGCTACAACGTAGGGCAAACGACCGAATATTGATTATCTCTGACAATAAAAAGTATGAGCCTGAATTGTTGCCAGATGGCGATGAGCTTATGATCGAGGGTAGAATTATTCTGGCTTGGAATGCGAGGAGACTTTGATGAGAATTATTTTAGCCGCGCTGGTGTTGTCTGTTTCGGCCTGCGCCACTACGCAAACGCCATTCAATGAAGCCAAGAACGTGCCTGCGGATCGGCTGCTTGCGTATCAAACGAATATCTCCAGCAAGTCGGCAACAATCATCGTTACGAGAGACAGCGGATTCGTTGCCAGTGCTTGCTATCTAGCTCTAAATATCAATGGGAAGCTAGCTGCTAGATTGGCGACTGCTGAGACTGCACGATTCTATTTGCCTGCGGGAGAGCATACGTTGCGCGTTGATCGTGACCCCAGCGGCAACGGGCTTTGTGGGGTTGATGCAGAGTTCAATTCCACTAGGGAAACGAACCTAAAAAGTGGCGATGTAAAATATTTCCGCATAATGATTCCTGACGCGGAAGGATCGCCGGACATACAGAGAGTTGATTCCCCGTAAAAAGCGAAGACACCGACAAAAGCCCGCCTAGAGCGGGTTTTTTGTTGGGCGCAGCTAACCCATTGAATAACCGCACATCATTTATTAGGCAAGCCTATTGACATAGATATTAGGAGCGCCTAATATATCCCCATCGCCTCACTACAGAGGCATGACGGGAAGGAAACATGAGTTCACAGAACGCAATGGTCATCGGAGCCGCGCCAGCCTACGCAGCTCGGTTCATCCAAGAGGATGCGCTTGAAGCGGCGATAGACGCGCAGTTCGATGGCGTCACCGAGTCGGACGAAACGCTCGACAGCATCTTCAACGCGAAGGGCGAAGCGAACGATCTGATTCGCGCCTCACTCGCCACGCTCATCAATCCCAACTCGAACGACATTGACGCGATGCGCGCAGCGGCGCGAGTGCGTTTCTACGCGGGGAAGTTGGTCAACGAATTCGCACAGGGGAAATTCTGATGACCCGCCTCGACTACGCGCCACGCGAGCGCCGCATCCACATCAATCTCGAAACCATCAAGCGGGGCATCGCCACGTTCGTCCTGTCTGCCTTCGCCATGTTTGTGCCGACTGTTCTGGTCGTCGAGATCATCCGCTGGGTGCTGGCATGACCGCCCTCGCCCGTCGCACCGATCCGCAGAGCAGCCATGAGGCCGCACGGCAGATGACCCTGACAGGCATGGGCTTCAAGCAGCGCGAAGAAGTGCTGGATTTGGTGCGGCGCTTTCCGGGCCACACCAGCTTGGAGCTTGCCGCCCTGCCCTGCGCCACGCTCGATCGCTACCAGATCGCACGCAGAACCGCCGAGCTTGCTAAGACCAATCAGATACGCGCCGGAGCCACGCGAACCGATTACGCAACCGGAAGGCCGAGCGTCACTTGGTATCCCATTTAACGGAGGTTTTATGAACGCAATTGCACAGATTCAACCCGCGACACGCGGCAACGTAGCGTCCAAGCTGGCGGCCCGCTTCGGGCTGGACGAAAACATTTTTATGTCCACCATCAAGGCGACGGTATTCAAGAACGCCAGCGACGCGCAGATGGCTGCGCTGATGGTCGTGTCAGATCAGTACGGATTAAACCCGTTCACCAAGGAAATCTACGCATTCCCCGACAAGAACAACGGCATCGTGCCGGTGGTCGGCGTGGACGGGTGGAGTCGCATCATCAACTCGCATCCGCAGTTCGATGGCATGTCATTTGAAGAATCGAACGAGTCCTGCAAGTGCATCATTTTCCGCAAAGATCGGGCGCACCCAATCAGCGTCACCGAGTATATGGCCGAGTGCAAGCGCGAAGCTGGCCCTTGGAAGTCTCACCCGCGCCGGATGCTGCGCCACAAGGCGATGATCCAGTGCGCCCGCCTCGCCTTCGGGTTTGCGGGCATCTATGACCCTGACGAAGCCGAACGAATCATTGAGGCCACTGGCGGCGACGAACCGCGCGTCATCGCAACCGTCGAGCCGCAGACAAAACCCTTCTATCCGCAAGACCAGTTCGATACCAACTTCCCTGCATGGGAGAAGTTAATCAAGGCCGGCAAGAAAACAGCCGACGCACTGATTGCAATGGTTGAGAGCAAAGCGCCTCTCACCGTAGACCAAAAGCAAATCATCAAGGACATCAAAGTGGAGAACGCGCAATGAAAACGATTGACCTAGTACAAGGCTCTGCGGAATGGCACGCGCACCGCGCCAAGGCGCACAACGCCAGCGATGCGCCGATCATCATGGGTGTATCGCCATACGTTACACGCACGGCCCTAGTCAAACAAAAGGCTGTAGGCACAGAACGGGAGATTGATGCGGCGACTCAGAAGGTTTTTGACAAAGGCCACGAAGTCGAGCCGCTGCTGCGCGCAATGGCCGAGACGATCATCGGGCAAGACCTGTTTCCGATTGTCGGGGTGAGCGATGACGGCTTTTTCAGCGCCTCCTTCGATGGTGTGGTGATGGACGAAACCGTCATCTTTGAGGCGAAGCAATACAACGCTGAAAAGATGGTCGAGGTTCACGAAGGCAGAATCCCGAAGGTTGATTACTGGCAGGTCGTGCATCAGTTCGCCGCCAACGAGTCGGCTGAAAAGTGTCTCTACATGGTGGGCGACGGAACGGAATCGGGTACGAATCACATCTGGATCAATCGTTCGGACATCGCCGCCGACATTCCGAAGCTGCGGGCCGCATGGGTTCAATTCGATGCAGACGTTGCCGCCTACCAGCCGGAGGCCGCGAAGGTCGAGGCTGTTGGCCGCGCCCCTGGCGACTTGCCCGCGCTGTTCGTGCAATTGGCTGGCGGCGTACAAGCCACCAATCTGCCGGAGTTCAAGTCTGCAGCGATTGAAGTATTCCGCAGCATCAGAACCGATCTGAACACCGATGCCGACTTTGCCGATGCTGAAAAAGCGGTTGGCTGGTGCAAGAAGGTCGAAGACAAGCTCAAGGCCGCGAAGGAAAACGCACAGGGCCAGATGGCTAGTGTGGATGAGTTGTTCCGCGCCATTGATGAAATCAGCGCCGAGGCCCGCGCCAAGCGGCTAGAACTGGACAAGCTGGTAACGAATCGCAAAGAGGCGCTGCGCGTCGAGATCGTCAACAAGGCAAAGGCCGATGTTATCGCCCACGTAACAACACTAAACGAGTCGCTGCAAGGATTATTGTCGGCCCCTGCATCATTGGTTGGCGATCTAACTCTCGCAATGAAGGGTAAGAAAACCCTGTCGAGCCTCAACGACGCCGCCGCGCAGGTTGTGGCAAATAACAAGATCATCGCCAGCCAGCAAGCGGAGCAGGTACGCGCCTCGCTGAAAATACTGGCCGACGCTGGACGCTCTGAATTGTTCCCTGACCGACAGACTTTAGCGTTCAAGAACGGAGACGATCTACGCAACCTGATTGCCGCCCGCATTGCGGATGCCGATGCCAGAGAAAAGCAGCGTGCCGAAGACGCGCGCAAGGCCGATGCAGACAAGCTGGCCGCACAGAATGCCGCGCCATTTGCACCCGCCCCGCCGCCTAGCGCCGTTGTTCAGCCGATGCCGGTCAAGGGCAAGAAGAAGCCCACGCGACCAACGGACGACGAAATCATCGCGGCGCTTGCCCTGCACTTCCGTCAGCACGAAATGACCGTGATCGGCTGGCTGCTGGAAGTAAACCTTAACGACGCATCAACCCGCTATTCAAAGGAGTTCGCATAAATGAAAGGCATCAACAAAGTGATTCTTGTCGGCAATGTCGGCAAAGACCCCGAAACCCGCTACCTGCCGTCAGGCGAGGCCGTCACGAATATCAGCATAGCGACATCGGAATCGTGGACAGATAAAACCACCAACGAGAAGAAAGAAAAAACCGAATGGCACAAGGTCGTTTTCTTCAAGAAGCTGGCCGAGATTGCGGGCCAGTATCTCAAGAAGGGTTCGCAGGTCTATGTCGAAGGCGCGCTGCGTACTCGTAAGTGGGAAAAAGACGGTGTTGACCATTACTCCACTGAGATCGTCGCCAGCGAAATGCAGATGTTGGGCGGCAAGCCCGATGGTAATTCTAGTGAGCAGCGTAGCACCCGCCCAGCGCGTCAAGCCGAGCAGACGAGCAACGAAACCAGCTTTGAAGATGACGCGATCCCGTTCTGACATGAACACGATCCGCACCATCACCCTGCCGCTGCTCTTGCTCTCGCTGATTCTTGGCTACCTAGGCGCGCACCTATCCTCCGGCGCGTGTGTACTCATGGCGATCCTCATCAGCGCCTGTGCTGCTGTTAGCTATCAAGATCAGGAGAGGAAGTGAGGTGAGCACTTACATTGAAGGAATCGAATTCGTCATCGAGTATTGCTGCAACTGTCATATTCCTTTTGCGATGTCGCGCAGCTTTAAAGATGCGAGGCTCAAAGATCGGAAGTCGTTTCATTGTCCGGCTGGGCACGGCCAGTATTACACCGGAAAATCTGAGGAACAAAAACTTCGCGAAGAATTAGAGCGCAAGCAGGGTTTGCTAGATGCCGAGCGCGGAAAAGCCATCTTGCTCAAAAACGAGCGCGACGAAATCACCAAAGCCCACAAGCGGATGCGTACCCGCGTGATGAACGGCGTATGTCCTTGCTGCAATCGCACGTTCCAGAATCTCATGCAACACATGAAGACCGAGCACGCAGACTTCGGAGAACTGGATTTGAAAACGCTGCGCACGGCTTACGGGCTAACGCAGGGAGCGGTAGCCAAGGAAATCGGCATCAAACCCGTTTATGTATCGCTTCTAGAGAATAAAAAACCAGTCCCAACTTATGCGAAACAGCGCGTTGATCTGTGGCTCGAAATAAATACCAAGGTCAAGCCATGACCCTAGAACAACAGATACGCGAGAAGTTGAAGCTGCGGGATGCGGCGACGAAGGGGCCGTGGCACACCGACCATGACGGGCTATATGTAGATGCGGAAATCACGCACCCATTAGATTGGATTGTCGAATGTACAGACGCAGTACATAGCCGGGATGAGCGTCAGCAGCACAAGAATAATTGCGCCTTCATCGCCAGCGCACATGAAATGGCCGACCTGTTGGAACAGTGCCTTGGATTGGTGAGGGATAAGGAGCGTTTGGATTTCCTAGAAAGCGAGATGCAGCGTGAAGGTGGCGCTGCTGTGGCTGGCGTCCCCTTCCCGCGCTCATTGTTCCGACAGAACATGCCAATCACTCGCGCCGCCATTGACGCAGCAATAGGTGAATCCAATGGCTGAACACTTCACCTTCAACGGCATCACTCGCCTAGACCTGCCAGCAGACCGCGTGCTTGATAACGCTCCGCGCGGCATGGAGGGTGTGGTCATCATGGGCTATGACAAGGACGGCAACGAATACTTCGCGTCATCGTGGGCCGATGGCGGGACTCCGCTGTGGTTAATCGAGCGATTCAAACACCAGTTAATTTTCGGAGCGCAGGCATGACCCCTCACACCAAGCGCAAGCTCGTTAAGCGGCTGAGTGAGTTGTCTGATGGGAAGGGCATCCGATCACGTGTAGCCATATATGAACTGTGCATCCTGCTTGGCTTTGACTGGGTAGAAGTGTTCTCATTTTTGATTCAGTCGAGCATCGAAGAAGAACGCACCCTCGCAGGCTTTGCCGCTGCGTATTTGGAGACAGAGACTTAACGGAGATGAAAATGGAAGAAGAATGGGTTTCAGATTCACGCGGTAATAAATGCAGCGTGCAGTATTTCGGTTCAAGGGAGGCCGCGCAAAAGGCGCTGGATTCGCTGGTTGATTGCGACAACTGTACCAACTGCTCGCGCTGCGCGCGCTGCGCGGACTGTTCTAGATGCTGGGTCTGCGAGAGATGCTCGCGCTGCGCGAGCTGCTCGGGCTGCTCGAATATCGCCAACCTTGACGATAAGAAGAATCTAAAAGGCGACCCGACAAGTGAATGGACGGGCGCTCCTGCTATTCCGTTTATCGAGAACATTCACGCCAAGATTTATGAGGCTGTGTCACAGCCTAAATCTCTCAAAATGGGCAATTGGCACACTTGCGACACAACGCACTGTCGCGCTGGTTGGGTTGTTCATCTAGCCGGTGAAGCTGGCTATGCTTTGCAGAAATTCCACAACACTCCGTTAGCCGCACAGCTTATCTACGAGGCCAGCGGCTACAAGATTAATCCGTGTCGGTTCTATGATGACAACGAAGCTGCGATGGCTGACATCAAGAAATTGGCGGGTGTCGAATGAACGTAGAGAAGATAAAGGATTTCTCGCAACTGATGCTTAGCGAGTCCAAGAAAACTACTTCCTGCTATACCTGCTACACAGATTTAGCTGGCTGGGTTCACCGCACACTAGAATCAGCCATCTCCGAACCATCACCAACCACAGCACAGCCCGACAACCGCAACGAGCTACTGCTTGAGGCTGTAGAGTTCATTGAGCGCATGGCCCCGCCTTGGTCAGTGCGAGGCAAAGAATTCGCCAAACGACTCCGCGAGGCGGTGAAGGGATGAGCCGCAAGTCCACACAACGCCGTCAGGCTCGGAAACTCAAGGATCGGATGCGGGGCAAAGCCTAATGTTCCTCACCATCGAAGAACTGGCCGAGCTTACTGGATGCAAGCGGGCGCAGAATCAGATCCGCTGGCTAGTCCAGAACGGGTACAAGTTCGAGCGCAATGTCTGCGGCAAGCCAAAGGTATTACGGGCGGCTGTCGAGAAACGCCTAGGCGCAATGGCCGCCAAGCCTGCCCGTCAGCCCTGCTTTGAGCCTGTCCTAAAGGTGGGCTAGTCTATGGACATGGGCCGAACCCGCACGAATAGCCGCCTGCCGCCGCGTATGCACTTGAAGGCGGGCCGTTACTACCATGTGACCTATGTGGGCGGGAAGCGCGTCTGGACGAAGCTGGGCGCGGATTACGGGGCCGCATTGGGGCTTTGGGCGAATCGGGAAAAGGAATCGCTGACGAAGGGCGAAACCTTCGACGATCTGGCGCGGGAGTTCACCGCCAGGGCAATGCCGAAGTTCCGCAAGAACACGCAGGAATCCTTCACAATCTGGCTCGGCCATCTGATGCGGACATTCGCAGGCGTGAAATTGGCCGAGATCAAGCCAGCCCACGTTTACGCGCACATCGAGAAACGAGAAAAGGAAGGCGCGAAGGTATCGGGGAAGCGTGAAAAGACCCTGCTTTCGATCATGTTCAGCCGCGCAGTCGAGTGGGATTGGGTAACGGCGAACCCCGTAAAACAAGTCAGGGTTGCGAGAGAGAAACCGCGCACAAGGTATGTGACGGACGCCGAGTTTGCGGCGGTTTACGGGGCATCAAGACCCATCATTCAACTGATTATGGAGGTCGGCTACATCACCGGCCTGCGGATCGGTGACATCCTCGCGCTCAAGCTGTCGAATCTGAGCGACGACGGCATCCGGCTTTATCAGGAAAAGAACGAGGTGAAGGCCCATTACAAGATGACGCCAGCACTCCGGTCAGTGATTGACCGCGCCAAGGCCATCAGGAGGCGGCGTGGCACGTTCTACCTATTCCCCAACCGCGAGGGCCATGCCTACACCTACAGCGGTTTCAGGGCCGTTTTCCGGCGCACCGTGATTGAATCTGGCGTCGCTGATTTCCACTTCCACGACATCAGGGCCAAGGCGACGACGGACGCTCACAACCTAGGCCGTGACGCGCAGTCGTTCTCGCTGCACAAGACGCGGGAGCAGGCCGAAGCCTACGTCAAAGCGCGCAACTTCCAGAGCGTTGAACCGCTTGAATTCTTATCTACAATGGCTCGTAAGTAATTGATTTATAGTGGCGAATTTTTAGCCACAGGCCCAAAATTGTAGAAATCAGAAACGCTGGTATTGTTTTTATAATCAGCGGCTTCCAGAACAGAATCGGGTTACTTCGGGAGCAAGAGGTCGCAGGTTCGAATCCTGTCGCCCCGACCAAAATCAAAGACTTACGAGGGAATAAATAGAGGCCTATTTCTACAATAGGCCCATTTTTCTACAATCACGCCGGTCTGAACGGGTTGAAGTGATCCGCGAACACGGCGCGTTGCCCGACTCCGAGCTTCCAGCCGATACGCACGCGCAGGAATCGGGAGGCCGACCAATGCCACTGAGCCTGATACTGGAAAGCGTAGCGGTTCAGGATCGAATTGTTCGGGCTATTGACGATAGTGAACTCGTAATTATTCGAGCCGCTATCCCACACGCCTGCGGATCGCCGGAATACTTCAACGCCATAATCGAAGCCGAGCAAGAAGTACCCGAAGCCATAGCCCGGATTACGCACCAGCCACATCACACGCGCGACATAGCGCCACCATGCCCAAGCGTGGAAGTCGGCATCCGTGAGCTTCGCAGACCAATCGAAGGCGGACTTGTAGTAACCGCCTATCCACCACTCATCAACAGGCGCATCGAAGGTCTGGAACCAATACAGCGGCTTGATGAGGTATTCGCGTCCGTCTTTGACCGTGTAGCACAAAGCCAGCAAAGGCGAGAGCAGAACCGTTGTGATGGTGGCCGTGAGCGATAGCGGAAAGAACAGCAGCCAGCGGATTGCCGCGATAGTGGTTTTGGCAATCATGGCTTCGGATACCGCGCCTTTACCGCCTGACACGCGGAGATATACGCATTGATCTGCGCCTGGTTGCCCTTGACCATTCCGTCCATATAGTCAGAAGTCGGTGGGTATGCTTCACGTCGAAGTTCTGCGTAATGTTCAAGTTCATATGCTGAAGAATCATCCACCCACTGTTCGCCATCCCATGTGTGCATGATGCTGGGGCGTTCTGGCACTTCTGTATCTCGTGGGTCGGCTTTGTCGCCACGATAATAATTTCCGGTTTGGTTCAAATAAAATTTCATTAGAACCCCCTCCGCACATCTATCTTGAAACTCCAATTCGCGGGGGTTATGGAATTAAATGCCGCAAAAGTCGAAGCGTTTATGATTGCCAACGCACCGCCAGAGCCATTGGAGCGCAGTTTAGTGGTCGTGTTTCGTGTCAGCTTCGCCGCCGCAATATCTGCGTTGTATCCGGCGTAATAATCCGACCAGTAATTGATTTCCTCTCCGGCTGTATAGCCCGCTTCAGCAGTCACGTTAATCATCTTGGCGGTGACTCGTTTTGCCGTCGTGCCGATGTTGTCATTGAAGACCGTCGCGCTAGAGGCGGCTGGGAGCGACACCGCTGCTGGCGAGTAGATGCCCTGATATGCATACGCAATGGTGCTGGTGATGGTAGATGCGCCCGCTACCACCTCGCCAACGATCACATGATTCACCGCTGGAGCCGTTGTCCCGTTGCCCTTATACATCGTCATCTGCGAGATGTTGAAGGTGTACTGGCCGTTGGTGACGGAAGGCGTGCCGCCCATCTGATATATTGGCGCGAGAATGACGGGAGTGACAGTTGTAATGACGCCGCCGGAAATAGAAACTGGCAGGTAGTTCGTGTTGCTGGCGGTGCAACCTGTCCATGTGAGGTTAGATGTGCTGACTCCAATCGTGTCGCTCGCATACCCCGTTGAATTGCTAGAACCGCCAGCCGCCGTCACAGCGAATGGCGCACTTGAACTAATGTTCTGCGATGTGATGTTGAGGTTTGCCGAAGTTGACGGCAAGAACGTCGGTAGACCAGCGGTGTCCACTGGGCCAGCGGATACGGTTTGGCGAATGGCCGAAACCGTCGTGCTGACCGATGCTGAAAGCGCAGTTCCGTCCGCTCGCGTGTAGTTCACGCACTTCCAGTTACCAGACCCGCGCGAACGGAAAATTGCGGTGTCGCCCGCCGCCGTAGTGATGTTCGCGGCAGTTGGCAGAATCAGCGAAGTCGCATTGTGAGTCAGCGTCAGGATGCCGGTGAACGTCACCGTGCGTTCAGTGCCTGCCTGAATCGTGCCGAGACCAGTGATCGTCGTTGTGCCGGTCACATCGCCGTAATTGCCGTTGGCCGCGCCCAGGTCGGTTGTAGTCGCAGATGCAATATCCGTCCACTTAGCTTCGTTGATAGCGGCGGAGTTCAACGCTAGTAGGCCCGTAATCGTGCCACCGGACAGCGGTAGCAAGCCGAGGTTCGCAGCGGCCAATGTGCCGAGCGTCACCCATGCAGAGTTCGCGGCATTGCGAATCTTGAGTAGGCCGGTTGTTGTGTCGGCCCACCATTGATAAGCGAACTTGGTTGAAGGCTCAGTCGCGCCGCTGTTCTGACTGACAATCGCGGCAAGTGCGGAATTGATGTCTGCTCTGACGGTGACGCCTGGTGCATTGTCAATGACGTAATCGTGCTGACTCATTTTGTTTTTCCTTTAGGCAATAAAAAACCCGCCGAAGCGGGTCATGGGTGATGCGTGATAATCAGTGGAGGTATCCGTATCCCTTGGCGATCCAATCAATCGTTTTCGATACGCCGGTTCCGGCTGCGTTCTTAAATTGAACCGTGAAGCCCGTCGCACTCTCTGCGGTCTTCACTAGGTAATCGCCCGTCGCCAAATCCCTGCCGGTGATCCCGATGGCGGGAGTTGCGCGGAAAGCGTTGGTGAAAGTGACGGAAGACCCGCCAGCGGCCACAACGATGCCGTTCTGCGCTTCTACGCGATCAGGCATATCAATCGTCACTGAGAGCGAACTGACTTTGATGTTGCTGGTCGTCTGAGTTCTATAAAGATCAATTCGGAACTCAAAGGCGCGGGCCGTGTAATCGCCGATTAAGAAAGGACTCCACGCCGACCACGTTGGAGCGCCGGAGGGGTCATCATTTGTCTTTCGCACAAAGAGTGTTGCCGTCGCGTCATTGATAACCGCACCGTCGAAGCTGTCCCATGAATCAATGTCGTTCAGACGAAGATCAATCAAGTCCGCGTCGTTGTATGCAAGGGCAGTAATCGCAGCGGTGATGCGAGAGGTGTAAACCGCGCCGAGGTCTAGGCTGTTATCAAAATAATATGTACCAGACGAGACCAGCCCGCCTTCAAAATCCATCGTTGACCAATCATCCATATCGGTCAGGATGTCGTCTATATCGAGCAATCCAGCGAGCTTGATGAAACCGGAGTCATACCCGACACCATCTTTGACGCCTGCGAATGTTGGGCTTTCCGTGAGAGTGGCGACTGCGTTGAACTGTAGAACCCCTGCAAGCGTTGTTGTCACAAGGTCGGCGTTCTCTGAATAGTTGCCGGATGAATCCACAGCCTTGATGAGATACGTTCCGTTCAGCAACGGGCCAAGCCCTCTCGTAGAGCTGCCGGAGAATGTCGCAACGTCCACCGCATCATTCCAAGTCGCGCCGCTGGTCATGCTGGAATATCGGATGATGAATTTGCCGCCGACGCGCACGTCTAGGTCGGGGTGTTCGTCGAAGCTGAACTGTGCGGCTCCATTGAAGGCGGTCACATCAAAGCCGGTGACGTCCTGCGGGGCCGCTGACTTGCCGTAGACGGTTCCAGATCCGAAGGCAGGCAAACTGCGAATGCCAGCAGCGTTCAGGGTATAGACGCGGAAAGTATAAAGACCCGTCGCCGCGCCTCTGATTTCGATTTGGTTTGATGGGCTTTCCAGCGTGATTTCATTGCCGTCAGCAACCGAATAGACGATGCGATATTTTTTAGCCGTAGGGACTGAGTTCCACGCAATGACCGCCGCAACGTCAACGCCGCCAAGGGTCTGATAAAGATATTCCGATACCTGAGCGCCGGAAGGTGCGTCAGGGACGGTCTTCACGTTGCTGATGATGGGAATATCTAAAACCAGCCCCTGCTCGATTGTTGCGTACTTCGATTCGTTGTGAGCAAGAGCGCTGATCTCATACGTTCCCTTGTCGGTTTCCGATACGCCGATGACGCGGAACGTCTGCGCTTCGAGTGCATCGCTCGAAAGCACCCAGATGGACATTCTCTCGGGCGCAGATGAGAAAGCAGAGGAAACCGTCAAGCTGGTGTAAGTTCCTGCCGAATTCGTGACCGTGCGTTCCTCAAAACTTCCGGCTTCCAGCATCACGGCCAGCGTATAAGTCACGCCAGCGGCAAGCGTTACCGATGAATCCAATTCGATCACGGTATTCGTGCAATCTTTGACACGCCCGCCAAGCCTAGAGCCTGCGCGTGTGGGGTCGGCGACTTTGATGATCTGCCCCGGCCTTCCCACTGCTCCTTCGAGTCCCGTTTTAAACGTGACGGTTTCCGTCTGTAGTTTCTCGCTGAACAGCAGCCAGCGGCCCATGCGATTCGCCTGCCCGCGTGAGGTGCAGCCGAACGCCAATGCTTCGGCTTGGACAACGCCGTAAAGTGCAATGCCCTCTACGTCCTCGACGTACTCCACCTTTTGACGGTAGAAGTCGGCGGGGTCGCTCCATGTAATCAGGGCGACGGTGTGCCGCGCCTTGATGCTCGACCCCTGATAGGTGAAAAGACCGTCCTCAACGTTGGCGGGCGTGTAGAGGTGAACCGCGTCCGACGGCGCATCTTGCGACGCCAGAATAGAGCCGCCCGCCCAATACAACATCGCCCTGAATATCGAGGCCATGTCGTTGAGCATCTTGTAGGCTTCCTGTCGCGTCTGGAAATAGACGTTACAGGTGAAGCGCGGCTCGACGCCGCCGAATCCGTCTGAAACCAATTCATCGCAATACTGCGCGATGTCGTACAGCGCCCACTTGTCCACTTGATCTTCGGATATGAAATTACCCAATCCATAACGGGCATTCGTCACCAAATCATAAAAACACCACGCGGGGTTGTCCGTCCACGCAACGCTAAAAGTGCCGTCCCAGATTCCCGTATATGCGCGAGTCGTTGGGTTGTAGTTGGAGGGAATTTTTACCCGAATCAGTTTCAGGTCATATCCTCTCGTTGGGATATTCTGGAACTGCGCCGAGTCCACGACGACGCCGATCAATGCGCTGTTGGGATAACGGAGTTTTGCATCCACGATTTCCGTGATGCTTTCGAGATATGAGCGATTCTGCACCAGCGATGAATAAGTGTCGCCGCTGACCCTACGCACGCGGACATCCCAAGGGCCGTTGCCGGTCAATTCAATGCGGTGGGCGATCTCATACTTGCGCGAGGACTTGCCTGAAACGGTGTTGGAAACCTGCTCGACGAAGCCGCCGCCGTTGTTTTGTAGGTCAATAGCATAAGTCACCGATGAGCCTTGAATGGCTCCGGTGGATTGAACGACTTCGCTCAACGCTGGGAAGCTGATACGCACACGGAGCGCGTCTACTTCGGAATTCGTAAAGGATCGAGTGACCGAGTTTAGGTTTGTGAATTCCTGCTGGTAGAGGTTTTCACTCTCGACACCCTGCGCACCGGCAACATAGGTTTGCCCCTGGGTGCCGTTTCGGGTTTCGACGTAAACCGAGTTGAAGTTGTAGCTGCCATCTGAGTTTTGCAGCGGCGTTTCGTCTAGGTAAATGGACTTGTCGCCGTCCACCAGCCCTTCAATTTCACCCTCGCAAACCAAATCCAGAACGCGAGCAAACGCCTGCGAACTAATGGTATCGGGCGATTCTCCGCCGCCACCACCGCCGCCGCCATCTTTTCCGCCACCGCCGTATCCGATTATTTTCATACGGGTGAGTGCAGCACGATACCGGCGCTAATCACGGCAGAGCCGACGATAAGACGGCCATATCCCACTGGGACAGGATGGCCCTGTGCGGTAGTGTTGACCGCGCCTCTGAAATTATTATTTGGGCGATTGCTCTCAGATTCTTGTGGGCCTCCTCCAACGCTTGGCACTGGCGTAAGCAACTGCACGACGCCGCCAACAGCAACGGCAATACCGAGCTTGATTAGCGGCGCAGAAAACGCAGCAGTTGCCGGAAAATAGGCCAACACAACGCCCACAACAATCAGCACAGCGCCCAGAATGACTTGCAAAACGCCCTGCTTCGCACCTTGGATGACGGGCGCAAAAACAATCTTGCCGGTCTTTTGCACCGTCAACTGATCCGCGCCGATATTCTCGCGTCCGTTGAACACGGCAAACGTCGTTCCGGCCTTGTCCATATCGAGAATGGTTTTCTCGAAGTCTTTAAAGTTCGCACGCAAGGCGCGCACAGCTTCGGCGGGCGACTTGACGGCGAACCGATGGCGACGCCCGTACTTCTTTCCGAGTTCGCCGGTCAGGATGATTTCACGCATGGTTTTCGTGCCTCAGATAGCAACTTTTATGCTTGAGCCAATAACCACCAAAAATATCCCTGCATGACAAGCGGCCATACAGGTGATGAAGCATCTTGTTATGCCCCAGATAAATCGCGGCATGGTTAGGCACGTTGGAAAGCACTTGCATCAGAATCACATCGTGCAAAGCTGGTTCGTCAACTTTGCGGAAACCTGCGGCGGCGAAATTATCCAGATATAGATTGCCGCCCTTTTTCCACCAGTTATCGTCGCGGTCAAAATCAGGGATGGTGATGCCGAGTTCTTGGGCGTAGTAATCGCGCACAAGGGCGTAACAATCTAAGACGCCATGCGAGAACGTGCGCCCTATCAGCGGAGCCTTGAACCCGCAAGGCTGACAGCAGCCCCACACATTGGCGGGTAGCGCGAGGATGTGCCAAGGCAGGCCCGATGCCTCACAAGATGTTTTGTCAGCCTCTGACGGATGACAAGGCGCGTCAGGGTGCGAATGAAACACAGCCACGATCTCGCCGCGTTCTTCGGCGTCGGCGTAGTCCTGCGGGCTTAGAATGAAGTGGTCGCCATTGCCGGATTTATTTTCGCAGCGGTGATAAATCTCATCATCGCCAACCCGAACAACGAGGCCACAGGCTTCGCGTGGATAGGCTTCGCGCGCGTGTGAGGTGGCATCATGTTGCCAAGTCACCTGACTAGACCCGCAGCAGGAAACCCGCCGAACGATATAGGAACAGATTGGCCGGTCAGGTCTTGTCCGAATCTCAGCTTGCAGGAATTAATGCGTTTCGGGCATTTGTCCTGCGTGTAGAGAGGATCATCCGAAGGCAGGGCGAGGATAGCGGCATCAAGCGTGTCGGATGCTGTAGCGCGTGCGGTGATGGCGTTGTCGCGTGTCGTCAGTGCGGTGTTATAGGCTGTTGTTGCAGCCGCGCAGCCTGCGGGGATCCCCCAAACTTCGATTTTGTAAAAGCTGCCGGTAACGGTCTGCCGATAACCAACGCCACCCGTCGCAACAAAGTCGCCGCGCCGATAGACCGAGCCTAGTGAAACCGTCGCCCCGTTATATAACGCTACGTTATACGAAGTATTTTGGCCTGCGATGAAAACATAATACTCAGCGGCGACTGTTGCAGAATAGGAAGATGAAAGCAGGCCATATAAGCAGGCCGATTCCATGTTGCTCGAAGCAGTAACCAGCGCGGCCTCTGCATTCATCAATTCTGTTTTGCGCGCCTGTAAAGCGTTATACGCGGCGATGACGGCATTCCCCTCTGCGCTGCTGGCCGATGAGATAAACGTGTCGTTGGCGTCCCATATTGGCGCGCCAGTAAAGCCGCATTCCGGCCCACGATAGGCCCATGAGCATAGGTTGCGGATGATCTGCCGACGTGGAAGCTGTACGCCCTGCACATCGAACGCCGCCGCTAGTTCAAACTCCACCGCGTTCTTGTTTTCCGCGCTCTTTCTGTCTATCGAATAAACGTCATCGGCCAGATGCGAGTCAGGGTCAGCCGTTGGGTTCGTGCCGCCTGGGAAGTTCACGGCATCCAGATATTTGACCAGCGTCCGCTTGCGGGTGATCTTCGCGCCGAGCAAATCGTTAAAGCTGAGAACGAATGCCGATATAAGTCCGGTGACGTTCGCAACGGTCATCTTCGGGCGCGGGATCGTTCCGGTTCCGGTGATTGCAAAGCCAGTCGCTTGTACGGGGAACGCAGAATAGATGTTGCCCTGCCAGGTCACGTCGCCGCCGATCTGATTCGTTCCCGCGTGGAAACGCACCAGTTCACCGCCAAGCGGGGTCAGGTCTAGCTCGAACAGTTCCACCAACGCGCTCGGACTGAGCGCGGCAATGTCGGCTTCGATGGTCATTCAAAGACCTGTTCAAACTGCGCGGTTAGTTGGTAGGAATCGAATTGATCCACCTTCAAGCCGTATTCTTGGCACTTGAATTTGCCAGTGGTTCCGGCGGGTGAAGTCCAATCAAATGAATCCACGCCGTTCAGGGCTTTCACGAACGCGAGAATTGCCGCTATGCGCCCCGATAGGGTTCCGCTAAATGTGAGACTCCATTTTTCAGGATTGGTATTGATTCCGTCCGCAATACGCTGCTCGTAACCGTCACCAAACTTGACCGAGATCGTGCGCGGCTTCGCGGTGAGGTCTATGCCGTAATCTGGCGCGTATGAAAACGTACTCATGCCAGCAGACCCCCGTTGCGTTTCTGGTCTATCAATTCAGCGCGGACGATTGCGGAGATTCGGTTGCCGAGTTCGCGGGCGTCCTTATCGCTCGTGCCTTGCGAACTTTGCTGACCTTTTTCGACGCTGACATTCACGGTCACGTTATTCGTGCCGCCGCCGTTCCCGAATTGACCGTTAGGCGTAACCGTTCCAGCCGATGAAGGCGTGAACAACTCAGGGCCACGTTCGCCAACTAGGTATGGCATCCCTCTATTCAAGCCGCCGCCGTCTGCGTTGCCCGATACAGCGCCACCAAAGGCAGCGCCAAGAGCAGAGAGGAATCCGTTGTCGCTACTCGCCAAGCCACCAAATACTGATTTCAGAATTTTAGCAGATGCGGCCTGTGCCGCAGCCTTTGCCAAGAACGTGACGAAGTTTTTAAGCAGGCCGTCCAACCCATTTTTGAATGGGTCAAACAGAAAGTCAGCGAATGCACTCTGGATGTTCTGAGCCGCAGCTTTGGCGAACTCCGTCATTTGGTCGGTGTCGTCGCCGAATGAGGTTTTTAATCCGTGAAGTTTGTCCTGCGCTTCTTGAGTTGCGCGTGAGTAAGTCTCAGGGTCAATCAATGGCTTGCCATTGACGAAGGTATCTCGCAGTTCATTCAGCCTTGCAATCTCAGCGTTGAACTTTTCCAGCGGCGTGCGGGTTTCCTCGAATATGTCACCCGCCTCCTTCTGCTTGTCGTTCAATTCTTTCTGCTTGTCGTACTCGGCCGCGAGTGATTGCAAATGTTTTGACTGCGCTGGGGTGACTACGCCGTAATACTTGTTGGCAAGGCCAATCTGAACCTGTTGTAGCTTGGTCAGGTCGCCGTATAGAGCGTTCTGCTTCGAGAGAGCAAGGATTTCACGGTCAATGTCGCTCAGTCTTTCCTTTGAAGCCTTGGAGCCTGAATCAGTATCCGTGTTGATGATGCTGCGAGCGTTTAGCCCCTGCCTGAACGGTATCGCTTGGCCTGCATTGTCAGCGGCCAGTGGTTTCGGTTTGAGATAATCCAAACCGTCAACGATTCTCTGAGCCTCAGAATTAAATGCAGATGCGGGAGTTTTCTGGCTGTTGTTAAAAAACGTGTACGCGCCATAAGCAGGGATGAGCGTGCCGATCAATCTTTGCGTGGTTGTCGTGTTGAGTTGGAACTTTGCAACCATTTCACCGACGGCTTGCGCCCCACCTACTGCGCCTGCGATCACCTTCGCCAATGCGCCCGCGAAGTCCAAAGCGCCCGCCGTAAGTTTTGCGAATGCCTCCTGCGTTTCAGGGTCTTGCAGCGTGTGGGTCAGGTCTTTGACAGAAGAAGTTGCTTCGTCAAGATTGCCGCCGCTGCCTTCGAGTAAATCCCCGAACGCTTCTTTTAATTGCTTGAGAGAACCGCCGAAAGTATTGGCGGCAGCGCGTGCAGAATTGCCGAATTCAGTCTCAAGTTCTTTTAGGATGACTTGTTGAGCTTCGGCCTGCCTCCCTGTATCAATCAGGGATTGAATGACATCCTTTTGTGCATCGCTGAAAGTTACGCCGACGCGCTTCAAAGCGGTGATGCCTTGAACCGGATCGTTCAACGCTTTGCCGAGTTGGATGGCCGAGGATTTCAAATCCTGACCCAGAGCAACACTCATGTTCAGAACGGCTTCGGTGGCCGTCGGCAATATGTCTTTGCCGATATTCGTAAACGTCAGCAGCAGCGATTGCGCGTTGGTGATCGCCTCATCGCCGAATGTCGTTACAGCTTCCAGCGATTTTGACAATCCAAGAACTTCGTCAGCAGTAACGCCAGCAATGCCGCCTGTGGATTTCAGGACAGCATTTAGCTGGCTTATCGCGTGTTCTGACTCAATCGTGTTCTGAATGATTGCGCCGAAGAACGCGCCCGCTGAAAGCCCTGCGAACAGCCCGCCGAACGCTTGACGAATGTTGCCCGTCGCTGTTTTAAGCTGCTTTTCCGTCGCCTCGCCCTGCTGCCCCAGCTTTTTTACGTCCTCCGTCGCGGTCTTGGCCTGCGATGAATCAACGGCCAGTATTAGCTTGGCGTATTCGAGCATCGGATGGCATCCAGTTTGATGAGTACGTCTAATTCCCACCGATCAAGTGAACGGCGGGTCATTAGCGACCAGTGATAAATTTCAGAGTAAGTAAGCGGCTGCTTAATCTGCGAAAACCACTCAATGAGATAAGCGAACTCATCGGGGAATTCGACTACAGTGAGTTCGGGCGGTTTCTTTCCGGTGGCGGCTTGTACCGCCAGCAAATGCTCTTTGAGGCTTTTGCCGGTGTCGCCTATTCGCTCACTGAGCTTTCTTTCGTTTCTGGCCCACTCGTAGAGGTGGGCGATTCGACGAAAAAACGGCGGTCATCCGCTGCAAGCTGGTCAATGCGTTCCGCGATCTGTGGCGCGTTCTTCAACAGATTGACCACGTTCTCTCCGGTGCATGGGAGGTCGAAACTCCAAGCCGATACAAGCGCGGCCTTGAGTTGCAGCAGTTCAGATTCGGCGCGAACCTTACGAGCCGCTTCGTCTAGCCCTGCGATCTCTTTAGCCGCCGCGCGCATTGCCGCGTCCCTGCGCGACAGGAACGCATCTGACCACTGACTCAGGATGACCAACCAATGTTCAGTCGCCTTGCCATCGGGAGTAAACAAGGGCAATTTCTTGCCCTCGTTCGCCTTTTCGCGGATGAAGAATTGCTCAATGCTCATTACGGGCTAGTCCGTGTGACGGTCAGGGTTTGGCTGCTCGTATCCAGCCCCGCCGAGTAGGTGTATTGCGGGATGATGGCGCCGGGGCCGCTGACGCCTTTCGTCGCGTTGGTGTAAATAACCTTGCCGAGATCGAACTTGATACTGTTGCTGCCGTCCGTGCCGGTGATGCTCACGCTGGTGTCGGTTTCGTCCAGATGCTTGTCGTACAGCGTGCCGTCAGTGAGATAGGCGCTCAACTGGCCCGATACGGTAGCGATGCCGTTGCCGACGCAATACGCCTGCCGCGTGCCGACCGCGAAGGCTGGCGTCATGCCGTTGTCGAGTTTCAGTGACAGGTCGGTGGCGATCCCCAGCGCAGAGCCGCCTTCGGTGATGGCGGCATCGGTGGTCACAAACGGATCGGTGGAGCCTGCGGCGGTGAAAGTATCGCTGCCGACAGTGTAGGTTTCCGCAGCCTTGCCGATGATGCCGAAGGTGATGGCGAAGCGAGCGTTCAGAGCCGCGTTGACATCCATCGTCGTGACTTCGCAGCCTCGATAGATGTAATCCAGCGACTTGTCGGTGTGACGCTCAAGAACCGAGAACGTGCGGCGCGTGCTGCCGATGGTCAGTTTGTCGGATTTGGAAACAATGGTCACGGACTCGCCTGCGGCGTCATCCACAATCACATCTCCATCAGTGCCGCCGATGGTGATTTTGCCAGCGGTCACAGCGGTGATGACGAAGCTGCTGTTGTTGACCACGACACCTGCGCCAGTGAAGCCGCTGACATTAATCGTTTGACCAACAGCAAAACCTGCGGTCACAAAACCGTTGCCGGAATCATTGAAGCTGTTGTCCGACGCGGCGGCGCTGATAGTGGATGCGGTTTTCGTAGCAACTGCCGCCCAAGTGCCTTGCAATGCCGCTTCAATCAAATCGTCATGGCTGGCGATGCTGAGTTCACCGGCAATCGTGCCTTGCGTCGAGTAAGTGCCTTGACGCGCGACTTCGCGCTGACGATCTGCGCGGATTTCGTTGGAAAGAATCTGCGCGGTGTTGCGGGCGATGTTTTCCGATACGAAACGAATCGGTAGCCATGCAGGAGTTCCAGGCAAAGAGCCTGACCCATCTTCCATACAGTAATAAAGTTTGGTGGCAATGCCATTTGCGAAACAAGTCATGTGTATCTCCTTAGCGCGTGGTCAGTGCGACCCATGTAATTGAAATAGAAAGGCGCAGCCAGCCGTCCTCGTTGCGAATGCGCCCACGCTCGCAAGAACGAACCAGCACACACTGGCCCATGTAGGTGAAACGAGTCCCAGCCTTGAACGCGGTTCCGATGCTGTCAGCAGCGGCCAGATGCGGTTGTGTGCCGCCGTTCAATGGATAGTTGAGGTCAATTTGCAGAATGCCGAGGTGTTCATCCTGCCCGCCCTCGCCTAGCGAACTGGGCGGCGATGACGCGGGGAGATTGAAAACAGCGGCCCACTTCGTATTCGCAGCGGGCGGCGTGAAGTCGCGGCCCTCGTAGGCGATGTTGCTGATGGACAGCGAAGAAAGCGCCGCCGCCGCCGCCGTAATAAGGGCAGCGTTGATATTAATTTCGCTCATCGGGCTTTGTCTTTCAGGATTTGTTCGACGCGGGCGAAGTTCGTGCGAACCATGCCTGCGGGCGCTTGGCGCGAGTAGCCTTCCTCTAGCCGTTCTGCATAAGGGAGATTGTTTGCCATGTAGACCGTATCTCCGAGCTGTCCAAGATTGCTTTCGAGTTCAGCGCCCGCTGCGCGGCCCGATGGATCAAGCCGCCCGATTGCGCTGTCCTTTGGAGTATTGATGCTGGTTTGCCAGTTGCCGCGTGCGCGGCCCGTATCCACTGGCGTGCCTTCGATGACGGAGCCGAACAGTTCCAACACAACGGCTTGGCGCGTTTTCTCTAGCCCCTGTCCTATTCTGTTAGCGACATTGGCGAGGTCAACGGCGAAACTCATTTTCTGACTTGAGCTTTGTAGAGCAAGGCAGTCGCGCCGGGGTTTATTTCAACCACGTTGACGATCTGCCAAATATCCGAACCCACGATGAGTAAGTCCGACAGCGTAGGAGCCACAGCGCCATCCACAATTGCGATTCTGTCGCCCTGCTGGATTTCAGCCTCGGAAACGTAATCTTTCGTGATGTTGGTGATAACGGCCCTGACATTCGTGTCAGCCGTCGAGCCGCCGCTGACGATTCCCGTTACGGGGTCATAACTACCGCCCGTCACCTTACGCAGCGATGCGTCTAGGCCAAAGCGATCCACCAGCCTCTTGCTCGTCGCATAGAGACTTGAATAATCGAAGGCGGTCATGCGCGGACTAGAAAGAGGCCGCGTGTTTGTAGGTAGTCCGCGAACTGTGCGCGAGATTGGCGTTCGGCGGCGGCTGGCAATAACCGTTCAGTGACTTTCAAAGTTCCGTAAGTCACGGCGATTACGTCCACCTTTTCGCTGCTGACCGGCCCTTTCATGGTTTCGACGGGGTTGCTGTCATCCGCGTAAATCTCAGCGGCAAGGGCCATCTGTCCGTATTGAATGCGGGCAGGAATGTAATTGTCTGGGAGATATTCCCAATCTATTTTCACGTTGTAGCGCGGCCAAGAAAGAGCCTGCTGTGCGTGTACTTTTGTTCCTTTCCATTGCATGTTCTGCATGGTCAGCGCAGCGCGGCGCAGCAGTGCTTCTTGAGCGGATGTATCCGATGGGATACTAAAGCCGTATTTGGCTGCGTATGACACAAGATCAGCCGCAGACGCAAACGAGTCCGCGCCAGTGACGTTCGAGCCATCTTCAATAATTAGCGCCATCTGTTCCCCTCAAAAAAAGGGGCAAGCCCATGCCTGCCCCTTTATTTTACGCCTTAACCCAGCAGGATTGCTGCGTGTTCAGCTTTCACCATCTTCACGCCCCAAGCCGCCGAGATTTCATACTGCATCTGGCGGTATTGAGCGTACATGGCGACTTCAAAGCTCATGCCGCTGCGCGGGTCGGTGATGGTCGTGCGATCAATCGCAAGGTCGCCGCCGTCCGGCAGGGCAGGCATACGAGTTGCCAGCACAATGGCTGACTTAGCGAAGCCCAAGTTGCGGGTCGAAGCGGCCACAACCGTGATCGCTCGCGTTGCCACGCCCTGTGCTTTTTGAAGGCCAGGAGCAGCCAGCGTGATCGAGTCACCCGACGCAGGGTTTGCACCAGCGAAGGACACCGAAGCCACCACATACTTATTCGTGTCGTTGGCAAAGGTGATGATGTCGCCGGCCGACACAACACCAGTGCCTGCGGTTGCCAACGGAATCACGGTCTGACCGACGGTGAATGCGGCGCTGCTGCTGGTGGCCGAGGCCATCGCGCCCGCTGCAACCGCCTGCTTCACCTGAGCCGACTCACGGATGTTGAAACCGTGAATGTTGTGCAGGATGCCTTGACGCAGCAGGTCGGTGTCAGCCGCTTCGTTGGCTTTGGTGAGCTGCGTCAGAGTACGCATATTCGCGCCAGCAGCGGTATCAATCACCATCTGCAAGTCGGACAGCGGCGCGCCGTTGTCGCTCAGAATCTTGCGAATCTGAGCCGGATCACCGAGCGTGCTTGCAAATGGAGTTGCAGCAGCCGTGCCGTATGCACGCGAAGCACTGATGTGCAGAGCAGCGAGGTCGGATTCCATTTCGTTGCACAGAGTACGCATAGCTTGCGCCATCTGATTCACGCGAATGGCAGCAACGCCGGGGCCGTTATTGTTGAGGCCAAGCGACTGCTCGCCGTTCCAGCGAATCGGAACGCGACGGGCTTTTGTGATGCTCAGGCTGACGTTGCCAATGGTCTGGTCGCCATCATCCGGCGGGGTGACGCCAGGGGTGATGTCGCCAGCGGTGGAGGCAGGAGCCACGAAGCTGCGAACCGTCTGGTTCAACGCGGCGCGGTCAGTGGTGCTGTCACGAGTGACGGCGGGGAGGAAGCCGACCAGTTCACGGCTCACTACATCGAGTGCGCTGTAAAGGTCGGGGATGAGGTTGGTAATCGTGTTTGCCATGTTTGGTTTCTCTTAGTCGGTAACGAGGCCGCCGCTTTTGACGTGATCCATGCGGGATGCATCGGTCATCGCTTCAAAAGCTGTTCGGGTAACGCTTTGTTTTGCGGCCCCGCCGCCCTTGCCACCGGAAGCCCCGCCACCGGATGCCTTGCTTGCAACGATCAGTGGCGCAAACGCTGCGTCACCTGATATTTCTTTTTTGAGTTCATCCACCGTCGCAGCGGATGGTTTGCCGTTCACATCAAGGACGACCACAACGGGCTTGCCGTCACGGATGTCCATGCTTAGACGACGTTCGATGTGCGGGAGCAGCGCCTTCGCACTACCCTGCACAGCGAGTTCCGCTGCCAGATCCGTCGCGGTACGGCCAACGGTGAGGCTGCGAACTTGTCCGGTCAGCCCTTCGGTCTGATCGAGCAATTCTTTTTCGCGCTTCGCCATCTTTTCCTGCCAGCTTTTTTCAAGCGCCTGCACATCGCCGGACTTGCGGGCCAGTTCTTCGGCCTCTTTCTTCGCGGCTTCCTCGGCTTCACGACGGGCGGCTTTCGCTGCCTTGGTTTCGCCAAGCAATTCCTCGTTCTTCGCCTTCAGAGCCTCAAGCCCCTTGGTCGCTTCTGCGAGTTGTGCCTTTACTGTTTCCAGTTCCTTCGATACATCCTTGGTTTCATCAGTCATGGTGGCCTCTGGCCGGTTTGCGTCACAGACGCGGAAACGAAAAAACCCGCCGAAGCGGGTCTTGTTAAATCGTGGTTTTTTTAGATTCCGGCTCGCTCGAAAGCGAGTGGCTCAAGTCGTTTCATTTCATCCAGCGTCAACGGCTGGAAATTGCGGTCAAGCTGCAGCGCTGCGAATCGTTCCGCACTCAAGCCGCCGTCACGGAATAACTGCGCGCGAGACTTACCAAGCACTTCATTCTGAAACGCTGCTGGTTGGCCCTTGAGCCATGAGTAATACGTTTCCGAGGCTGGAACGGGGCCGTCTTGTGAAGCCCTTTCAGCCCCTTTGCGTAAGAAGCTGAACGAATCATCAAGAACCGGCGTCGTCGTGCTGCGGCAATTCACATGCGCGGGAGGCACTGGCCCGCCGCCTAACTCGAACACGCGGCCATCGAGCGATTGACAGATGACCGTCGTTCGGCTGTCCAGCGTGGACACCCATTCGTAACCCTTCACGATGTCGGTGTTGGCCTGCCATGTCTCGAATCTCGCCACGCCTGCGACATGCTGAATGGAAGTCCTGACGATGGCATTGGCGTGACGCGAGGTCACATCCAGTAAGCCGTCGGCGTATTTCAGCGCCTTCGTGCCGCGAATCCTCTGCACAATTTGAGCGTTGGTCTGTCCCTCGAAGTAACCCTGACGGATTGCGCCGGTCAGCGTGTCGCGTTCCGACTTGCTCCAATCGCTGATGAAGGCTTGCAACAACTTGCCGCCGCCAACGCCGCGCACCGATAGAGGCTGACTCAGGATCGCCGCTTTGATTTGAGTGTCGCTCGGTATATTGGGAACGTAGCTTGCAACTGCGTTTCCGATAGACCGAGCCTCAAGCCCGGACTGATAGTCTGCGACTTGAAGCAGGTCGGCCTGCAACTGTTGCGTGTAGCGGCCAAAGATCGTGCCGAGCAATGAATCCACTTCACGAAGTAACGATTCGAGCCGCGTGCGTTGAAACGTGCTGAGTTCCTGCAGCGCCAGCTTGTCCCGCAACATGCGGTCAATCTCTCTGAGGAATGGCTCGAACTTGCGAACCTCGCCGGACTTCAATCGTTCCAGCAATACCTGCGAACGAATGTTGGCTTCGAGTAGTGCGACTGAAACCGACATTATTGATTCAGGAGTCTAGCGGCGATTTCTTGACGGGCCGCGTCCTGATTCACATTGTCCGGCACGCTCTCGGCGTCGGTGCTGTCCAAGCTCAAGCCTGCGGTGTTGGCGCTGATCTCATCAAGCGCGGTTTCGTCTGTCTTGGTCGCGTCAATCAGACCGATGCGGCGCAGATAGTTCAGGCCGTCGGCATCCGGTAGTTTTCCGGCCTGCCATGTCGCCACAACAGCGGTGAGCGCCTGCGAATCAATCTTGGCGTCAATGAACTCGGTGTCAATGTCGAATTCAGATGCGCCGGTCACGTTCATGAACTGGCAGGCCCACTCGATTGCATGTTCGTATCCTTCGCTTACGTTGTCGCAGCACAGCGACAGAACCGAGTAGGCGCTGGCGTCGTCGCTGCTCACCTCGCGGGCCGTCTTGATGACTTCACCCGGCTTGATGAGTCGCGCACCAAGCGCCTGCATCTGCTTTTCTTTCTCGGCCATCGCCGCACCGACAAGGGTGTTGGCAGTGGCCTGTAGCAATCCGATGCTCGATCCCGCTGGGCCGGTCATCACTGCGCGAGATCCGAAGAACACTTTTTCCTTCATCAGCGTGTCGCGCCACTCAACATCGAGGCCGGTGATATACGGCGTCGGCTGGCCCGTCAGAAACGCGGCGTCCTCATAATCTGCGCTGTTGCGGTAGTGCGCGAGATTCAACACGGCCAAGTCATACAGCGGTGACTTGTCGGGCAAATAGTCGTTATTTTTTGAGCCGACGAACTGAAACGGGATTTCTTCCCAAGGCTGACCGCTGCCGTCTACCGGCTGGAAGTTCTCGACCAAAACCCACTGATTCAGCTTGGCATCCTTGCGCCAGATTTCGACGACGTAGCGAATCGGGGCGCCATCTTTCTCGGACTGCAGCTTGCCGAGTCGTAACACGCGGAACTGAGCCTGCGACTGACTATCAAACTGGCCCTCGATCTCATGCTTTTCTGAAAGCACGATAAGCGACAGTACGTTGCGACTGCCGACCTTCGATGTTTTCCAGTTGGTGATGCAGGTCGGGTCATACAGCGTGATAGTGGCGCGGATGCCCTTTGCCACCATGTCGGCCTTGCTGACTTGAGCCTGTGACATCGGGTAATCAACAAGCAGCCCGACGCGCCCGAACTGCAGGATGTGTGACAGCGACATCTGCGCGTGGCCGAGTAGTCCGACGCCAGAACCGTCGGCGTCATCCATCAAATAATCCATGCCCGAAGGCAAGGTGATCTGCGGCGTTTTCTTGAACGCAATCCCGATCAGCCCTTCATGCGTTCGCCCGACGAAGTTTGAATACACGGCGCGCAGCTTGTACTGAGCGTATCGAGCAAGCGCCTCTGCTGACTTGTCCTCTGGATTCGGACGCGGCAGATAGACCTCACCCTTTTCCTTGACCGCGCGCTCACCCGCGACGGCATCCGCAATCATCGTCCAATCGGGAAGGTAGTGCTTGTATTGGTCGTGCTGGTAGTCAACCGTATCCATCAGTATGCAGTCCTCATATCAATACGCATCACTGGACGCGAAACGGGGAATTTGTAAGAGATAAAGTAACCAGCGGCATCGAGTAAGTGATCCAGCCCTGCGGCCTTGTCGGGTTCGCCGTTCTTGTCATACGCCTGTTTCTCCAATGACTCGACCAGCTCAGGGCAGGCATCTGGATTCACTCTAAAGTCGCGTGTCCGTATCTGGTTGTTCATCGTCAGTACGCGATCCTTAACCGCTGGATTGGTAGAAGGCACGCAAACCGTGAACCCTGACGCTCTTAATATCTGCAAGTCTGTAACGCTGGCATTGCTACTCTTGCGGCTTCCACCTGATGCGTCTGGATAGATGATGACCGCGTGTCCTTTATGTCGAGACTTGAGCAACTCACACATCGCGGGCGTATCGAATACCTTGGTGTATTCCTTGACCGCGTGCGGCTTGCCATCGCGCAATACAAAGACAACAGCGGCCATTTTCGTGACGTTGAAGTCGAGTCCGATGTGCAGCGGTTCGTTGTCTTTTATGGTTTCCGCACTGGCGTTCAGTTTGCGGTCGAAGTCCGGATAGACACTTCCAGCGGTCAGGTTGACGAATTCGCCATCCAGATACGCGGCGAGCAGTTGCGATGGGTACGTTGCAGATAGTGACTCGATATACCCAGCGGGAAGATTCTTTGCGTTGCTTTGTGTGGTGGCCTTAATCAGCCGATACCCTTGAACTGGGTTCTTTTTCCATCTTTCGTAAACGAAGCGGAACCCTTCCGGGGTCGTTGCAACGCCTACCGTATTGAGTGACCCGTCAGGTTTCTTTTGGCGGTTGCGTGATATGACCTTGTTCCAAACGTCAGCAGCCTTTGCCGTGACCAGCGTATCCAGCTCATCTACGAGACTGTCAGCGACTTCATACGAAACGATGCGTGCCGGGTTATCCATTGTCCTAAAGATGACGGCTCCCATCCCCCTGATATTGATGACAGCATCATTCTTGTTGACGACATGCCGAACCTTGAGTGCGTCTAGTATTTCTCCGAATCTTGGGTAGCCGGTGCGCGTGACCAAATCGTATGTCGGCAGGTAATAGGCAACATCCTGCTTTGGGTAAGCAAATTTCTTAACCAGTGAGCGCCATACTGCGGCATGGGTCTTGCCAGCGCCGAACCCAGCCACCATAGCGGGGAATTGATCGGTTGCGTGTACGAAGTCCCATTGCGGCCCACTAAGCCTCAGATTCATCGCGTATCAAATTAATAATCGGCGCAAACAATGGTTCGTCGCCCGCGCCTGTATGCTGAATTGCGTTTAATTTCGGATGCACATAAGGCGCTGCAGCGCACGCAGCATCCATTCGCCGCTTGTGCCAGCCGGACAACAGGATCGCTATCTCTGCGACGTTCTTTTCATCCTCGTCTAGCTTTTCTTGCAACTCTGGAGGCATCGGGGCGCGCATGACGCCCAAAAGATAATCAAGCGGTGTCAATCCAGACGCGGCAATCTCTGCGGCCTTGGCTGCAGATGCTTTGTTCGGCTTGCCCTTGCGGGAGCCGCCGCCAGTCTTTACGCCCTTAGCCATCGCACTTTCGTCGCAGTTTGCGATAAATGATTGTTCATAGTTTCGGCCTCTGGCCAGCACAGCCACAGGCTGCGTTACTAGTTACGCGGCGCAGCTTGCAGCGCAGTCGTTGCCTCAAGTCTTGCCACGCGCAGACTCAAATCGGTGACAGTGGTTTGCATAAACGTCATCCGTTCTTCCATGCGGATCATGCTTTCGTTTGTCGCCACTGTGAGTTTGGCGAGATACAGCAGCACGAGGCCGATACAGGTCAGGGCGATTGGGTTCACGAATGTATTGATGCCGTCTGTGATGCGCGCGCGTTGCTGGTCGGTCATTTCACGGCCTCGACTAGCCGCCGCTGACGGTTCGCACAATCCTTGTACTGATGGATGATGTCGAGGTGGTTGGCGAGGACGGTATCCACATCGTCACTCTTTATCTTTTGTATCTTTTGACACGGTGCCGTCAGATTCGCTGGGATCAGCGATGGCGTCATTGAGGACGCGCAGCCGGTCAGGGCCAATGTTGCAAGTAAGAGGATGGCTGCGAGAAATAGCGGCCAATCGGCCCTGAGCATCGGCCAGCTTTGCCACCATCTGACCGCGTTCTGCCTCATACGATTGTGATACTTCGTTCGCGTGTTCATTCTTGGCCTGCACTTTTAGATTGATTTCGGCAATCGCAGAGTCGTAGCCCTGCATGTAGATGTGGTGATGCAAGCCCCACAGCGCGAGGCTGATGGCGATGGCGGCGTATGCGTACAGCGCCGGTTTAGACCACAACAGGCTAAGTGCCATCGGCCTTGTCCTTTGGCGTCTGGTCAATCACGCGGCCCACAACGGTACTGAGCGCGAGAAACGTAAACGCCAGCACAGCCCAGCGCGGAACAGCGGATTTCCAATCATCGGGCAGGCCAAGCCATGCCGGCGCAATCGCCGCCGACACCAGCGGGATGCGAACCGACAGCCACTTGTGGGCTTGCTTCCAATCTTCGACAAGTTTCATGGCGGGAAAACCCTGTTGCCGCTTGCAGGCGGGATGATCTGAACGTGACACCACTTCGGCGTGCTGTCTGGATGCTCAAGCCATAAGCCGATCTGTGCGAGCAATCCTTGATTCGCCATGCAGTACGCATCCAGACTTCCATCGTCATCGTTCAGGTCTATGGCCTGACAGATCATGTGCTTGGACTTCTTGGATGCGTTTGGCACTTGCGCGTTGATTGCTGCAGGTCGCCAGCCAGAATTTACCGAGCGAAGGTGGCCGAATGCCGCGAGCAAGCGGTTAGCCTTGGCTACAGTCTCGTCAGCGTTGCGACGAAGCTCAACGGTGAGTTCTGAACTGTATTTCGCATCGCGGCCCATGTAGTAGTCAGCGAGGGTAATCATGGGTATCCGACCACGCCTTGTTTCATGGCCGCACCTTGTAGAACTGTGTCTTGATGTAGAAATAACCGGCGATCAGCAACAGCATTGATTCGGCGCATACGCCAAGGCCCAACCCAATTAGAAAATAGGTCATGACGTCACCCTTGTTAGACGCCGCTTACGGCGGCGATTCGGTCACTCGAAGCGAAGAATTCAGCTAGTCCGGCGCTTGGCCGGGGAGGTGGCTACTCGCTTATGTGACTGACGAGGTTTGCCGACCTTCGCCTGCGGTTGTGCCTTTGGCGGCACGGTTGGTTCTTTCAGGTGCTTGAGGCTGGTTTTGTATGCGTCGTCTTTGCCGCCGTGGAGAATCCAGATGAGCAGGATTGCGGCAGCGAAAATTAGGGTTCCGATCATGGCGTGCCTCCAAGCATTTCAGGGCAGACCCTGAGATTTTTTTCGATCCATTTATCCGGCAGTGTTTGGCTCTTGTGCAGATTGCAGGCCGCGCATGCGATTCTTAAATTTGTGAGAACGTGCGCGCCGCCTTTTGATAGCGGGAAGAAATGATCCACATGATATTTTTTGGCGCAGTCATCGCCGCAATAAAAACAAACTTTCGGCTGCATAGAAGCCCAAGCCAACAGCATGCTGCCGCTTATGCCGTTATCCTCTATCGCGCGCCGCCTCGATTTATAAGAATTGCTAATAGCCGTGCGTTTTTCAGGATTTAACTTCGACCATTTCGCGGCCCGTTCACTAATCAGCGCCAGCCTTGGTTTTGCATATTCAGATTGCTTCGCCAGTATGCGTTCGGAGTTATTTTGGTAATGAGATTTGAAATAACCGGATGCAACTTTTGCTGTTGTTTTCGCTTTGGCACAGATAACGCACGCACCCGATCGGGTGTATCGCTCGCCCACATGCCCGTTTGGACAATGCGAAAGGCTAAAATATTTATTTAAACCTAACCCGATCGCTTCTTTACGCGCTATGCCAGCCGCTTTGAGTTTTAGCGTTCTTTCTTTCAAGCAGATGCCAGCATCTTGCTTGATACACGGACTCGGCCAACCTCACCGAACCTTTTTGAATAGGTGATGACCTGTGCCGACCTGTCACTGATCCAGCCGCCGCGCGAGGAATACGCATCAGGCGCAGCGAGCGTTTGGTGCTGCTCGACAATCATCAGATTGTTTTCTTTGATGTCCTGATGGTGCATGTGGCCCATGTGGGCGTATGCGTATTTCGTGCGCCCGAACACCTCGCGGAACTTCGCAGCGAATACCGTTTCAATGTTCGCGGGCTTGCGTTTGTGGCCGTGATGGAAGAACAGGGCCGTCGAGCCATGCTCAACGCAGTAATACGGATCGGGCGATAAATCCACGGTGATTCGTGGCTCGTCGCTGTATAGCGATGAAAGCAGTTCACGCATCCAGACCGAAGATGCGGGGTCGTGATTGCCTTCGGCTGCGATGACATGCACTTTCTTGTGCTTGGCGAGGAGCATTGCAATGACCCGGCGCATGACGCGAATCTGTACGCGGACTAATTTTTGGAATCTTGTATCGGCGTCGAGCAGATGCTTCGAGGCCGGTGTCACCGCGTCCATGCCGTCCCAATGTCCCATGTCTCCGAGTTGGCAGAAAACAGCCAGTTCGGAATCAGGGCTTTGTGCAATCGCGGCAGAGAACCAATCCACCAGCATGTTCTCGGCAATCTTTACGTCCCAATCAGCGCCGGTTTCTTCGCCCCAGCTCAACATCCCCAAATGGAAATCGGTGATAACGTAGACGTTTACCAAGTCGCTTAATGTCGTTGATGGCGCACGTTGGGCCTTAACTGGCTTGATGGACTCAGCCATCGCAGCAACAACTTCCCGCATCATCGCTTCGCGCTGAACATCGTCCTCGCGGGTCTTGACCCACTGGCCTTTGATCTCGCCGTCTTCGCCGTACAGCGTTGACACGCCCTTGACGGTGAAGCCTGGCGCTACGGGATGCGTGAGGCCGTGAGCCGGCGCATCGCCTTGAAGCGCCGCCCTGCGTTTCAGGATCAGCAGGCCATTTTGTAGAACGCGAAGCTGGATGCCGAGTGACTTGGCCGCTTGGTCGAGTGTGGTGGTTTTCTTTACCGCGTCGAGATACCGGATCTGACCCTGCGATGTTGCGTATGGCCGGAGTGTTTCGTAATCGGTTTGACGCAGAGCCACTACAGCCTCAGCGTCCGAATCTTGCCGCCGCAGTTCGGGTCGAACTGACAGGCGATGTCTACGGCTTTCTTGGCCGTAGCGCCTGCCGACATCGCGCCGATGGCGTAACGGCTGCCGCAGCCAATCGCGGCGGGGTGTGTGATGTGCAGGGTTTGCTGTTCATCCCACAAGTGCGCCATGCCGTCCGGCGTGACAATCAGAATATGGCAATCCGTGATCGGTGGAGCCTTGCCGATGCTCCCCGCCTTGAACCACTTTAGAAAATCCGCGCATTGATTCGACGCGCCCGATGCGCCGATGAGGTGGCCGCGCATCCGGTGGATTTTTATATCCTCGGTGGCGACGATGCCCTCATCCAACATCACCCGACTTTCTGCCGCCATCACGCCGTCCTTGTAAGCGATACAAGTCATAGAGCCTCGGCGCGATTGAAAATAAAGACCGCTGTGGGCGGTCTGCCCCTGTTCGATAAATCGAAACGTGAGAGGCGTGGTGATACATGTCCCAGCCCTTTAACCGACGCGGGTGGGTGGCGTGCCGCGCTATGGCGGTCTGTGTGGGCGCGTGAGCGCCAGTGCGGGACTCAGCCGGACAACCGGCGAATCTTCGCAAATAGAAAAGCCGCCCCATGATTCGAGGCGGCTCGTGTGCCGTTAAGATTCGCGAAATCATCCTGTGCGGCGGCAAAACGAAAAAACCCGCCACTTGGACGGGTTCTTCTGCTATTCCTATGAGTCGGAATTGGCAGGATGAGAATTTATACCATGCTTTCCGGCACGAATACCTATCGTTTTCTGTGTTTGCGCATGTGCCAGCATTTCCAAGCAATATTGTGCGGTATACGGGATCGGACGCCTGCCGCTGAACCATTCGAGAATCGCCGTTTCACTCTTGCCGATACGGTGTGCAAATTGTTTCTTTTGTAACCCCGAAGCTCTCAGCAATCGGTGGAGGTAGCCGCATTCTGGATTGTGGCGGCTCGACTCAGGCGTATGCAAAGTCGCGCTCATATTCTTGGGCGGCATAGTCGAAGATGATTTCATCAATGTACTGCTTCACTTCCTTTCGCATGGCGCGGATCATGGCTTCATGGGTGAGTTCCATTTCGTCCAAGTGCCAATCCAGAAAATCAGCGATACGTTGCCACGTTGCCATTTTCTCGTATCGGGCCAGCATCATCTGCTGGCGTCGGCGGTTGTGGATCGCAACAAGTCCTTCGATGAAAATATAAATGCCCTGCCCGTCTGCAATCACAGCCGACACTTCTGCATAGGTCGGGTCGCTATGAGTGCCGGGGTCACGCGCCAGCCGGACGGCGTTCTCAAAATCCACCGAGCCGCCCCAGCCCTGCCCTTGTTTCTTCGTCCTGCGCCAGCCGCCCCAATCCTGCAAAAGCCGAATCATCGGGTTCTCGGTCTTACGCACGGACTGCCTCCAATGCCTGTTCTGGACTCTCGACAACGGCAACGTGGCCGCGCCATGCGTCATGCCATTTCCATTCATCATCAGTGAGCTTCCTCGCGCTTGGTGGTTTTGATCCATCTTTAACTTCGAGCAGCCAAACTTTTCCATGTTTTCCAACCGTCAAATCTGGAAATCCTTTTCCGACCATATGCGTTGGCGTCACCGAGTAACCCGCCTTGCGGAGCATCGCCACGATTTCAGATTGATTGGCGTCGGTTCTCGCTGCCCTCATGCGCGCCTCGGCACGAGCTTGGCGCTGCGCTTGTATCCGCGAACCGCTTTTCGCTTAACAGATAGCGCCCACAGGTCGAGGCCGAGGGCCTTGGCGATAGCGTCTACAAAGCTGCGCTGCTTTCCGTAGGCGGCTTCCCAACCGCGAACGCCGACGCTATGAATGCCAGCTTTGCCGGTGTGGTGATAGATGCACAGCGGGATCGCCAGCCAATCAGAATTTTTCTGCGCCATGCCCGCATGAATTCCCATGTCAGCGATGGAGCCGCCGCGAACGTGGTGCGCTTGCGCTGGCTGGCCGCAGACGCAGCAACCGAGGTCGCGCACACGGTCTAGGTGCGGGATCATGGTTCACCCCCAAGCCGTTTTATTTCGTCAGCGATGTACCAACGAGCTTTCTGCAAATCCTCAATCAGCTTGGCGTCGCCGTCTTTCAACCCTGCACGCCAGAGATACTTGATGGCGTTGCCGATGTTGAAATTGCGATGACGGGTAATCTGAATGCACTCAACGCCGCTAGGGTCGCTGGTGTAATGTTTCGGATGGTCAACGGCTTCGGTCATGCAGCCTCCTTGTATTGCTCATACGCTTTGAGTTTTGGATCAGTCCAGCGAACGCCCTTGGAGTCTCCAAAGAACTGGATGACTTCGATCAGCGAGGCCATCTTGCGAACGCCCATTTTTCGCGTGCGCGTGCCAAGCAGCACATAGCCGCCATCAATGCCCTGCGCCATTCGCTGTGATTTTTCGAGGCTGGCCGTGAACACGTTTTTCCAGCTTTCGGTGTCCATCTTCACAACGTCCATTCGGCCATCAAACATCACCGGCCAGAGGACTTGCTTCGATACGTCGCCCAACATCGCCCACATGCGGGCGTTCTGTTCTAGGCTGCGGATCTCGGCTTCTGTGGGTTCGGTCATGCGACGTCCTGCCAGTGCTGAGGCACATCACGCGCTTGTGCAATCTCGCGTATCCGCTGGTTCTGCCCGTTGAATTCGATCTGTTCGCTGAACCAACCGACTCGGCCATTGCGATTTTTCAGCAGGCCCACCTGCAACTGCTTGACGGTTTCGTCGCGCTTGTCGGCGTCAACGTGCAGGAACAATGCGGCATCTAGGTCTTGCTCGATATTGCCGCTGTCTCTGAGGTCGTGAAGCCCCGGCTTGCGGCCCTGCGTCTCGCTGTTGCGCGAGAGCTGCGAGAGTGCAATCACCGCAATGCCGAGTCGCTTGGCGGCTTGCTTGAGGCTGCGCGTGATGAATCCGATTTGATCGTTGCGGCTGTTGAATTTCTGAGTCTCGATAAGGCCGATGTGATCCACCGCAGCCCACTCAATGCCGTACTTGTGTTTGTGCGCGGCCATCTGCGCGATGATTCCGTTGAGGCTGTACGTTTCTGTATCCACCCACAGCGGAATGCCTGAGAGAGAATCTGAGGCGTTCATGGCATCGTTGATGTCAGGCTCTAGGCCCATGCTGATTTTGGTCAAGTTGCCGCCGGATGCGTTCGCCAGCGCGCGCAGGATGAGTTCATCGCCGCCCATTTCGAGTGAGCAAATCAAACCGGCGTGGCCCTTGCTGGCGGCGTGGACTCCGATCTGATTTAGCAGCGCGGTCTTGCCGCATCCCGGCCTTGCGGCGATGCCGTACAGCCGTTGTTTTTGCAGCCCGCCGGTTCTGCTGTCGAGTGCGGGTATTCCCGTAGAAACCCCAGAGATACCGCCCGACGCGCGCCGAGCTTTTGCCGCTTCGATGCTGGCCTCTGCTTCGGCGTAGAGTTCCACGAATCGCTTGGACTTGGCCGATACGCTGCGCGTGATCTGTTCGACGCCCTGAGCCAGAGTTGCGGCGAGAGTTTCGGCGTCATCCGTCCATGCCGACGTTCCGATTTGTCCGGCCAGTGCAATCAGAGCGCGGCGCTGCGATTGTTCGCGGACGATCTTGGCGTGGCTGAGAATGTTCACCGCGCTCGGCGTGTCGTTCGCCAGAGTGCCGATGTAGCTCAAGCCGCCAGCGTTTTCCAGCGTACCGGCATCACGCAAAGCGTCTGCGAGTGTGACGAAACCGATGGGCTTGCGGGCAACGTGCAGCGAAACGATAGCGGAGAAAATCAACTGGTGATCGTGCCGGTAGAAATCTTCGGCGGTGATTTGTCCGAACACTTCGTCAGCGGCGTTGGCGTCGAGCATCAGGCCACCAAGAACCCACTGCTCTGCTTCGTTGCTGTGAGGTGGGGTTTTCATCAGTAGTATTCCCCGACAGCTAGGCGGGTTTCGTGAACCGGAGCCGACTTAGGCTTAGGCTCTGCCGCCGCATCCCATGCGTTTTTGAATGGCTCATCGGGGCCAAAGAATCGCTTGGCCTGCATGATGAATTCAGTTCCAATCTTTCCGTCCTGTTCGCAGCGCACGGCATAGCGGGCAACCCCGGCCAGCATTTCAAGCTCAGAGCGCCCAGCCTTGAGGCGAGCGTTCCACGCTTGGAAGGCGGTGCGCTTAGGGTTATCGCCGTGCCGCTTCGGGTAGCGATCCCATGCTTTCAAGAAAGTTTCCGAGTAGGCGTGGTCGTCAGACCCGCCAATAGCTTTTTCTTCTTCTTGGTTATTGGTTATTGTTTCTTGGTTCTGTTTGCCTTTCGTTTGGGTTTCGTTATTTTCATATTCCAACAACCCACTGGGTTCTGAAATTAAACCCACTGGGTTTTCTATAACTAACCCACTGGGTTTTGTTCCTTGTGGAACTTTTAATGAATTAGCTGGCCGTCCACCCTTCTTGCCGTTGGCTTTATTTTTCTCAGCGTTGTGCTGGTATTTGAGGATTTCTTCATCGCAGCGGATCTGTCGCAGCGTGTCACCGTCATGCGTGAAGAATTCATCTGCTACTGCTTTGACTGCGGCCCTCTCTGGCATGGTAGTTGCGCGAACCAATCGGCATAGTTTGTTGATGTCGGCTGGCAGCGGTTCTTCGCTGAGGTAATAGCGATCCAACATGCGGCGATAAACCGCATCCTCTAGCAAACTCAGGTGAGAGGTTGCCGCGCTGTAGTCGCCTATGTTGTGTGGGTAGTAGTTCATGCGATCCTCATGGACTCAAATAGCCCGCACGCCCAACCAGTGAGTCTCTGGCTGTCTCGCCGGTTGCAGACCGGCAATAAGGGCGGGGGTTAAAAATCATGCCCGCCTGCACCTTTCCAACCGGCGCAGGTCTAGGGCTTGTTTGCGTGCGTCTGAGCGCGATTTCTTGAGCGCAATGCAGTCACGGACGCGGTTCATGTATTCGGGATGCGCCACTGGCGTATAGCGGCGCAGTAGGTCGGCCACGAAGATGCGGAGTTCTAGGATCATGCAAACCCCAATGTGGCCTGTCGCACCGACGAATCGGAATTGGCGGGTGATAATGTGCAGGGCGATTCTTGTCCGGCGTTCGCAGACAAATTTTTTATGATCTGCATAGCAATCGCCCGAATCGTTGGCATGTGCGGTTGATATGCGCTCGGAAGGCCGTTTGTGTATGCACGACGAGCCGCGTTATCCGGCAGGTCAGCGATGTGCTGGCCGTGCATCCACAAGATTCGATTTCCAGCGCACTCAATGCCGTTGCGGAAACAGTCGCAGGTGATGCGCCCCCATTGGTTGTGACAGGCTGGCCTGGGCGGGATCATTCATCACCGCCCGAAAGCAGATGCGGCGCGTTCTCAAGAACGTGCGAATAAACGTGGCGCAGGAATTTCAATTCTGCGGGATCAACGCAAATCTTTTCGATAGCGACCAGCTT